GCGCAAGGTACTACTGGAACGCAGGGAATAACCGGATCTCAAGGTACTACAGGCTCGCAAGGAATTTCTGGAGCAGCCACTACAGTAAGCGATGATACGACAACTAACGCAACGCGTTATGTATCATTTACTAGCTCAACAACAGGAACGGTCACCGATCTTAATGTTTCTTCGTCTAAATTATTCTTTAATCCATCTACCGGCCAGTTGAACGCAAACGAATTCAACTCGCTATCGGATATTACATACAAAGAAGATTTCCAAACGATAGATAGCGCTACAGACATACTCGATAAAATAAAGGCATATCAGTTTACGTGGAAAAACACTGGTGTTAAAAGCTACGGTGTAATTGCGCAAGAACTTGAAAAGTTACTACCAGAACTAATAAACAATACGCATGGTTCTAAGTATGTCAACTATATTCCTCTAATTGCTATCTTGTTAGAAGGATATAAAGATCTTTCTAGTCGCATAAAGAGTTTAGAAAAAGAATAAATATACACGACAGCCGAGTATCCTACGTGGACGCGAAGATGGCTTGATGATTGAATCAGTGATCGCCGCTTTGTCTCCAAGTATATATTCTAGAAGGAGATGAGCATGGCAATTAAGATTCAAGGTACGACGATCATTAATGACGTCACCGCATACATAGATATAAATGGCACCACGGCAATTAAAGTACCAGCCGGTACCCTTTTACAAAGACCGACGGGTGTAACTGGCCAATTAAGATATAACACAACGGACGCAACATTCGAAGGTTTTAACGGGACTGCGTGGGGCCCGCTAGGGGGTGGTGCTGACGAACTTGCAAGAACTCTGGCAACGTTGGCGCTACCATAATGACTGTAGGAATACAACCACTCGTAGATGAAGTAAATACAAATGTAGCAGGGGCGTTAACAACCCTAGAGCAGTTGCAACTCGCGAGTGTAATGCAAGATTTTGATCAAGGATTTACAAAGTGCGTAGCTAACTGCGCAGCGCTTCCAGCTGCAGCTGATAACAAAGGTCGTTGGATCTTTCTTCAAGACGTTTGCAGTTATCGTTGGAGCGACGGGACAGCTTGGTCAAGAGATTTTGCTAGTATTGAACAAAATATTGCTTTTTCATTTGGATGCAATGCTGATAACCAGCTGGGTGACAGAACCACAACCAACAGATCTTCTCCAGTGTCAGTCTTAGGTGATGTCTTATACTGGTGTCAGGTGAGCGCTGGTAATGGATTTAATATTGGAGTTCGCAGTGATATGACTGCTTGGGGTTGGGGCTGTAACGCAGGGGGCGAACTAGGTGACTGTACTAGCGTTAATAGAATCATACCTAGGCCAGTCGTTGGTGGCTTTGGTGACTGGTGTCAGGTTAGTGCCGGAGCAAATCATAGTATAGGTGTTCGTCAGAATGGAACTGCTTGGGCCTGGGGGTTGGGATCATGTGGTCAGCTGGGTGATGGAACTTCAGTAAGCAAGTCTTCTCCAGTATTAGTCGTCGGCGGTTTTACGGACTGGTGTCAAGTAAGCGCCGGTGAACACTTCATACTTGGTGTTCGTCAAAATGGAACGGCCTGGGGTTGGGGTTGTGGTAGTGGAGGTCGTCTCGGTAACGAAACAACAGTCAATAAATGTTCTCCAGTATCAGTTGTTGGCGGTTTTAGTGACTGGTGTCAGGTTAGCGCTGGGACCGCTCACAGTCTAGGTGTTCGACAGAACGGGACCGCTTGGGCCTGGGGATGTAATACTTGTGGCCCACTGGGCGACGGCACTACAGTTGATAAATCTTCTCCTGTGTCAGTCGTAGGTGGCTTTACCGACTGGTGTCAGGTTAGTGCCGGAGCAAATCATAGTCTAGGTGTTCGACAGAATGGAACTGCTTGGGGTTGGGGTGCTGGCGCTGACGGACGCATTGGTAACGGAACTATAGTTAGTGTATCTTCTCCAGTGTCAGTCGTCGGCGGGTTCACGGACTGGTGTCAAGTAAGTGCCGGGCTTGGGCACAGTCTAGGCGTTCGCCAAAATGGCACCGCTTGGGCTTGGGGACAGGGTTCAACTGGTCGTCTTGGTGATGGCACGGTCGTAAACAAATCTTCTCCAGTGTCAATCGCTGGCGGACTAACCGGTTGGAGATGCGTAAGTATATATACAAATGGTAATCATAGCTTAGCTGTTAGATCTGATAGTACGAAGGGTTTTTAATATGAACGTAACGAATCTAATACTCAATCTTAAATCAAAAATCGGCGATGCTACGATTGATCAGCAGATGCTTTCAAAAGCAATAAAATTGTTAGAACTTGGTACTATTGAATCAGTTTCATCATTTTCAAGTCTTCCGAACGCTGCTACAACAGGCAGAGATAAATTATACTTGGTTGAGTTTGACGGCCTATACAAAACTAACGGAACTTATTGGGCGCCTTTTGCTCAGGATTTTTCACCAGCTTTTTCCTGGGGATGTAATACTTGTGGCCCACTGGGCGACGGCACTACAGTTGATAAGTCTTCTCCAGTGTCAGTCGTTGGTGGCTTTACCGACTGGTGTCAGGTAGATGCAGGTCACAACCATAGTCTAGGAGTTCGTACTAACGGAACTGCTTGGGCTTGGGGTCAAGGCTCAGATGGTCGCCTTGGTGACGGAACAGCAGTCAATAAATCTTCGCCTGTGTTAGTCTCTGGAGGATTTAGTGACTGGTGTCAGGTAAGCGTTGGATATATGCAAAGTATAGGAGTTCGACAGAACGGGACCGCTTGGGCTTGGGGTGCTGGTATTGGCGGACAACTTGGTGATAATACAATAGTTGATAAGTCTTCTCCAGTTTCAGTCGTAGGTGGCATTACAGACTGGTGTCAAGTAAGTGCTGGGGAATGCTACAATTTAGGAGTGCGCCAAGGTGGGGGCGCTTGGGCGTGGGGATCGGCAATCAACGGGAAACTAGGCGACGGAACAACAGTCGGTAAATCTTCGCCAGTATTAGTAGCAGGCGGTTTTAGTGACTGGTGTCAGGTAGATGCAGGTAACTACCATAGTCTAGGAGTTCGACAGAACGGGACTGCTTGGGCTTGGGGCACTGGTTGCCGTGGGCAGGTTGGTGACGGAACAACAGTTAATAAATCTTCTCCTGTGTTAGTCGTAGGTGGCTTTACCGACTGGTGTCAGGTTAGTGCCGGATTTGTTCACAGCATAGGAGTTCGTCAGAATGGAACCCTGTGGGCATGGGGGCAAGGGGTAGGAGGTCTACTAGGTGATAACACTGTAGTTGCTAAATCTTCTCCAGTGTCAGTCGTTGGAGGTTTTACAGATTGGTGCCAAGTGAGTGCTGGAGGTGTTCACAGTTTGGGTATTCGCACAAATGGAACAGCTTGGGCTTGGGGTTGCGGCACAAATGGTCGCCTTGGTGATAATACAACAGTTAATAAATCTTCGCCTGTGTTAGTCTCTGGAGGATTTAGTGACTGGTGTCAGGTAAGTACTTTTGTCACTAGCGCAGCAATTAGGAGAACGAATGTATGAACTTAGCACAATTTCAAATATTACTCCAAAAAGCAATCGACAGTTCAAGTAATACACTCGATTACCTATTTCTATCAAGAGCAGTCCAAACTCTAGCCGTAGGACAGGTAAGAGAAGTTGCCACATACGCAAACTTACCTTCAGCTGCATCTAACGAAGGACTGTTAGTATTCGTAACGGCGGATGAAAGGATTTATTGGAGTACTGGAACTGGCTGGTATAATCTTATCGATGAAAATAAAGGAATTGCGTATGCATGGGGTGGTGGGGGCAGAGGTAAACTAGGTGATAATACAGAAGTCAATAAATCTTCTCCAGTTTCAGTCATTGGTAGCTTTACAGACTGGTGTCAAGTAAGCGCCGGTGGTAGTCACAGTATTGGCCTTCGCTCTAACGGAACTGTCTGGGCATGGGGGTGTAGTGCATATGGCCGCCTCGGTGATAACTGCACTGTTCTACCAAGTTCTTCTGGTAGATCTTCACCAGTATCAGTAGTCGGCGGTTTTACAGACTGGTGTTATGTAAGTGCCGGGGATGACCACAACTTAGGTGTTCGTACTAATGGAACTGCATGGGGTTGGGGAAACCCGTGCCATGGGGTACTAGGTAACAACTTCAACGGTTCCATTAATGTTATTGATGGAACCGGTGGTTTCTCTTCTCCAGTGTCAGTCGTTGGTGGCTTTACAGACTGGTGCCAAGTGAGCGCTGGGGGCAGTCACAGTCTAGGTGTTCGACGGAACGGGACCGCTTGGGCTTGGGGATGCGGTAGTTACGGTCTTCTTGGCGATGGCACTACAGTATGCAAGTCTTCTCCAGTATTAGTCGTCGGCGGTTTTACGGACTGGTGTCAGGTAGATGCAGGTGGCGGTCGCAACTTAGGTGTTCGCCAAAATGGAACTGCATGGGGTTGGGGTTGCGGCTCCAATGGTCGCCTTGGTGACGGAACAACAGTTAATAAATCTTCTCCAGTGTCAGTAGTTGGAGGCTTTACCGACTGGTGTCAGGTTAGCGCTGGGTCCGCTCACAGTCTAGGTGTTCGTACTAACGGAACCGCTTGGGCGTGGGGAGCGGCTTTCTGCGGGAAACTAGGCGACGGAACAACAGTCAATAAATCTTCGCCAGTATCAGTCGTCGGTGGGTTCTTTGACTGGTGTCAGGTTAGTGCCGGAGCAAATCATAGTCTAGGTGTTCGCCAGAATGGAACCGCTTGGGCATGGGGAATTGCTGCTTGCGGCGTTTTAGGATCTGGTGCGCCTGCCAATGCATCTTCTCCAGTATCAGTCGTCGGTGGCTTTACAGACTGGTGTCAAGTAAGCGCTAGCAATTATCACAGCTTAGCTCTAAGAAGAACAAATTTCGTATAATGATAATTACAAAGGAGAAAATAAATGTATGCAGTAGTTTATAACGATAGAGTAATTGTCGGACCAATGGATTGGAACCGCGCAATTTTTCAAGGATCTCTAGAAAAAGAAAATGTCACGGCTGGCATTCCTAGAGTAGCGCCAGAAACTCTTCCATATATTATTAATGAAGACACAAGAATTGCACTAGTAGAAGAACAGAGACCAGAAATCAATCCTATGGTAGAATACTACTATGGACCACAGTGGGATCTTTCCGGTGACAAGGCGGTCGCAGTATATGAAGTAGTAGATACACTAGTTGATTTCGCTCGCGATAATTTTAAAACTAAAGCGGCCGAAGCAAGATGGAAAAAAGAAACAGCTGGAACGAAAATAAATATACAAGGTACCGAAGTTAGTCTAGATACTAGCCGTGACGGAAGAAATATTTTCATACAGAAGTATTCTATTATGACGGAAGAAGAAGTTGCAAATTGGAAATTCCCAGAAGGTTGGCTCACTCTTACAAAGAGCGATCTTGGTTCTATTGTTTCTGCCGGTTCGAGTTATATTCAAAGTTGCTTTGACTGGGAGAAAACAATTAATGATGAAATTAATGCAGCGACATCAAAAGAAGAATTGGTATCTATTGGTGAACAAATAGCGGAACAGATGGTAGAATAATATGCCCCCAATCGATAAACCAGGTTTGGTATCAAAACTAACGACCGTAGTTAATACTGCGTATGAAACCGGGTCATATCTTGTTGAAGACGTATTAGCAACATCTTTATCTATGACTGCACTGAGTGAGATTAATATTGTCACTGTATCTGACGTACTTTCATTGCCGAATCTTAAATATTACGATTCGCCAAACGCAATGATCTATTACGTTAACGATATAGACGTATTTGCGGTAAGTTCTAATTTTAAGTGGCTAACACTTGACGGCAGGCTTCTAAGGCAGGATACCACATACGGAAAAATTTGGTCTTGGGGAAATAACAATCTTGGCCAACTAGGTGATAGTACAGCAGTTTCTAAATCGTCTCCGGTATCAACTGCACCATCTGGTTGGTGTCAGTTAAGCGCTGGCGAATGTCATAGTTTGGCCGTCTGTACAAATGGTACAGCATGGGCTTGGGGTTCAAACTTTTTAGGTAAACTTGGTGACAATACTGCTGTCACCAAGTCTTCTCCAGTGTCAGTAGTTGGCGGCTTCACAGACTGGTGCCAAGTTAGTGCTGGGAACTATCATAGTCTAGGTGTTCGCACTAATGGAACGGCTTGGGCTTGGGGGGCAAACACTTTTGGGCAGCTAGGTGACTGCACTACAGTCGCAAAGTCTTCACCAGTATCAGTAATTAGCGGTATTACAGGGTGGTGTCGTGTAAGCGCAGGCACACTGTTTAGTATCGGAATTAGAGCAAACGGTGAAGCGTTTGGTTGGGGCAATGCCGGGTCTGGCCGTCTTGGGGATGGTACCACAGTTTCTAAATCTTCGCCTGCTCTAATTTCTGGAGGATTTAATAACTGGTGTCAGGTTAGTGCTGGCGGAGGTCATGCACTAGGAGTGCGTACCAATTCATCCGTTTGGGCTTGGGGAGGAAACTCTTTCGGTCAACTCGGTGATAACACGGTAGTTTCTAAATCTTCTCCAGTACAAGTAGTCGGTGGTTTTAATAACTGGCGCGAGGTAAGCGCTGGTGGGTGTCACAGCCTTGGCCGCAGATCTGATGGAACTTTATATGCCTGGGGGAATGGTTGCTGCGGCAACCTCGGAGACAACTGCACAGTTTCCAGATCATCTCCAGTGTCAGTCTCTGGAGGATTTACAGACTGGTGCCAAGTAAGCGCAGGATGCTGCCATAATATAGGTGTTAGAACTAATGGCACAGTCTGGGCTTGGGGTGTCGGGACATGTGGTCGTCTAGGAGACAATGCTGTCGCTAATAGATCTTCGCCAGTATCAGTCGTTGGTGGCTTTACAAGCTGGTGCGCGGTTAGTGCAGGTAACGACCATAGTCTAGGGATAATAAGCTTATGATAAATTCACAAAATCTCGTAAATAAAATTTGTGCTTGCATAAGCGGGGGCGGGCTTACAGCGTTACAAACTTGCCAAACAAACGGTGCCCTAACTATTCTAAGTAATCCTGTATCTAGCGTAGCAAGTTTTGCTAACTTGCCAAACGCAGTAACATACGCAGGAAGACTGATATATGTTAATGATGAAAACCGCTATTATCACGCGGTAGACGGATATTGGTTTAATAATCTCACTAGTGAAGTTTTTAACTATCGCCCAGACATTTATGCTTGGGGATATAATGCCACAGGTGGGCTTGGCGACGGAACCGTAGTCAACAGATCTTCTCCAGTATCAGTCGTTGGCGGCTTTACAGATTGGTGTAATGTAAGTGCCGGATACCTCCACGGTTTAGGTGTTCGTACTAATGGAACCGCTTGGGCATGGGGGAATGGGTCATGCGGGCGTCTCGGTGATAACACATCGGTGAATAAATCTTCTCCAGTATCAGTTGTTGGCGGCTTTACAGACTGGTGTCAAGTGAGCGCTGGGAACGCTCATAGTCTAGGTGTTCGTACTAACGGAACTGCTTGGGCATGGGGTCCTGGGACATACGGTCGCCTCGGTGACAACAGCACAGTTTCCAGATCATCTCCAGTATCAGTTGTTGGCGGCTTTACAGACTGGAGTCAAGTAAGCGCTGGGGGCAGTCACAGTCTAGGTATTCGACGAAATGGAACGACTTGGGCATGGGGGAATGGGTCATGCGGGCGTCTCGGTGACGGAACAACAGTTGCTAAATCTTCTCCTGTGTCAGTCGTTGGTGGATTTACAGACTGGTGCCAAGTAAGCGCTGGGCGCGGCATATTGGGCACTCACAGTCTAGGTGTTCGTACTAATGGAACTGCATGGGCTTGGGGGGATGGAACATGCGGTCGCCTTGGTAATAATACAATAGTCAACAGATCTTCCCCAGTATCAGTCGTTGGCGGCTTTACCGACTGGTGTCAGGTTAGTGCCGGAGCAAATCATAGTCTAGGTGTTCGACAGAACGGGACCGCTTGGGCTTGGGGAACTGCATTCTGCGGCGTTCTTGGCGACAACACGATAGTTTCAAAATCTTCTCCAGTGTCAGTCGTCGGCGGGTTCACGGACTGGTGTCAAGTAAGCGCAGGCGAAACTCATAATCTAGGATTAAGAACTAATGGAACACTGTGGGCGTGGGGACAGGGTTCAACTGGTCGTCTAGGGGATAATACTATTACAGCTAAGTCTTCGCCAGTGTCAATCGTAGGTGGACTAACTGGCTGGTGTCAAATAAGCGCTAACCTTTGCTCTAGCATGGCTATTCGCCAATCACGGAAAGGATTTTAAATGGCTACGCAAGATGACATAAACAACTTTACTTCTAGTAATTCTGTCGGATGCTTTTTAAAGCTAGCAGCACAAACATACGTTGATACTACGAATAGAAGTATTTCTGTTGCGACCGTAGACGATCTTCCGGACTTAAGCGGTAATACTATTATACCAGGAACTATATTTTACGTTGAAAGTTTGGGTGTTCCAGTAATTGCGCAAGTCGGGTGCTGGAGCGGATTGGATAACCGTCAGTTAAGAAGCGATTTTAATACGAATTTAATTTACGCGTGGGGGTTTCCTACTTCAGGACGCCTAGGTGATAATACTACTGTGTCTAAATCTTCTCCAGTGTTAGTCGCTGGAGGGTTTAATGACTGGCAAGCAGTAAGCGGCACTGGCTCGCATGCCTTAGGCATACGTTCTAATGGAATCGCTTGGGCTTGGGGTGCTGGTACTTCTGGAGAACTTGGTGATAATACAACAGTTGATAAATCTTCTCCAGTGTCAGTCGTTGGTGGCTTTACAGACTGGTGTCAAGTAAGCGGTGGTGGTGTTCACAGTTTGGGTATTCGTACTAATGGAACTGCATGGGGTTGGGGCGCAAACACTTTTGGCAATATTGGTGATAACACCGGTGGTGGTAAATCTTCTCCTGTGTCAGTCGTAGGTGGCTTTACAGACTGGTGTCAAGTGAGCGCTGGGAACGCTCACAGTCTAGGTGTTCGTACTAATGGAACTGCATGGGGTTGGGGATGTAATACTGGCGGTGGACAACTTGGCGACAACACGACAGCGACTAAATCATCACCAGTATCGGTTGTTGGCGGCTTTACAGACTGGTGCCAAGTAAGTGCGTCGGTGCACAGTCTAGGTGTTCGCCAAAATGGCACCGCCTGGGCTTGGGGGGATGGAGCATGCGGGCGTCTTGGTGATTACACTACAGTTGCTAAATCTTCTCCAGTGTTAGTCGTCGGCGGGTTCACGGACTGGTGTCAAGTAAGCGCAGCAAGATGCCATAGTCTAGGTGTTCGACAGAACGGGACCGCTTGGGCTTGGGGTCTTGGAACTGACGGCCGTCTCGGTGACAACACTGTAGCTGCCAAATCTTCTCCAGTGTCAGTCGTCGGTGGCTTTACGAACTGGTGTCAGGTGGCTACAGGCTGCACCCACAGCATAGGTGTCCGACAGAACGGAACTGTCTGGTCTTGGGGTGACAACACCTTTGGACAACTAGGTCACGGCACTTTGGTTGCTAGATCTTCTCCAGTGTCAGTTGCTGGTGGGTTAACCGGCTGGAGTCAAGTTAGCGCAGGCATAGTGTTCAGCACAGCCGTAAGAGCAGTATAGCATCATAGTTTTTTTGTATAAATAGAGTAGAAGCTATTAAACTCATAGCGTCGCAAAAAGATCTTATATAAAATTTTAGACTTTTTGAGTAATTTTAATATTACAAACTTTTAATATGAAAGGTGATTTAAATGAAGATTAATCTTGGCGCTGGTGGAACGAAGCTCGATGGTTTTGTAACTCTAGATTACGACCCGCTTGAAAATCCAGACTATATCGTAGATCTGGAAAAAGACACACTGCCATTCGAAGATAGCACAGTTGAAGTTGTTATCGCTCATCACATACTCGAACATCTTGGGCCTGGTTATTTCCATTGCCTTAAAGAAATCTATCGAGTCTGTAAGCATGGAGCGACGATAGACATTCGTGTTCCGCATCATCGGCACGACTACTTCTACGACGACCCAACACATCGTAGACCAATTACTGTTGGTGGTCTTCTTCTTTTTAGTAAGAAACATAATAAACTATGCAGGGAACAAGGCGCTGCGTCAAGCAGACTCGGTGATTACTTTAAAGTTGACTTTGAGATCCTAGATTACAACTATATGCCATCTCAGCAATACCGAGATCAGTTTGTTGGTGAACCGAGAGATGTTGTTGAAAAGTATCTTCGCGAACACAATAACATTATTGAAGAACTCTGGGTGAATTTAGTGGTGATCAAAGATGAACACGGCGGAAAATAAATTTAAGATAGAAGATCTAAAACCCGTTGTAATGGATCTTCTATCTCACGAAAAACGCGAAATCGTATTTGATATTCTTAACATGTATTTTCAAAGAGCAGAGGGTATAGGGGACTTTGATGCTCTTGGATATCTGGCACTAAAAGCAGAACACCGCGATTTGTATCTGAAATGTGCAGAAGCTGCATATACGAAGGCCGAAAGTCCTCAACAACTATACATCGCCAGATCAAACCTCTATAAAGCATATAACGCAATGAATATGCCGGATGATGCTCTATTCTATATTAATCTAAATCTGATGATCACGCCGGATGACTTTGAGACTCAGACTCAAAAAGCGTTTAATATCGCACTCAAGGGAGATAGAACGGCGTCAGAAAAGATACTGTTAGACTTACTTGAAAAACATCCAGAGAAGCGAGAGGACATGAGAAGTGCTCTGTCGGGTAAAACGCTTCGTGAAGGAAAACTTGCAGAGGGAGTCTTGTCGTTCCTTGGGACGTTTAAGCCAAAGAGTGGCAAGTTTGATGATGCTCTTAAGATGAAGCGGTGGACCGGAGCAATTCAACCAGGTAAGACTGTCTATATAGAGGGAGAGGGAGGTATAGGTGACGAGATCATCAACATTCGCTTTTTCAAATATCTTAAAGACTTAGGAATGAGACCAATACTCTACTCGTCGTGGTCTAAGTATCGCGAAGACACCGTGAATATGTTTCGTAGAAATGGGTTTGAAGTAATAACTGAGTACTATTCAATTGATCGGACACAACTATGGGCACCGATGATGAGTCTTCCAGGGTATCTCAATCTCGACGAATCTAAATTGTGGTATGGTTCGTATCTTAAACCTTTGAATGATCCAAAGAATAAAATCAATAGCACTAAGTTTAAAATTGGTATCAAGTGTTCAGGAAATCCATACTTTTCGCAAGATGAGTATCGTAAGATACCAATCGAAAAGATGTTAGAATACTTACCAGAGAACGCAGAGATCTATTACATCGACAAGCAGCCAATAAATAATCCTAGAGTAATAGATCTATCGTCAAGAATAGAAACTTGGGAAGATACACTCGACTTTATTGAACAGATGGACTGTATCGTAAGTTCGTGCACGAGCTTGGTTCATGCCGCTGGCGCTATCGGAAAAACATCTTTTGTTGTAGTTCCAATTGCGGAGTATTACATTTGGTCTACTTCCAGTAAGACGTCAAAGTCTCCTTGGTATGGAGATAACTTTCAAGTACACAAACAGACTAAAGTTCGAAGCTGGGACGAACCTCTGCAATGCGTAAATGAACAACTTTTGAAATTGATTGGATAATTATGAACAAAACATATCACTTCATAACAGGTCTGCCTCGGTCGGGTTCAACTCTGTTATCATCTATACTTCGTCAGAACCCAAGGTTTCACGCTTCAATTACTGACCCACTGGCAAGTCTAGTTAAGGGAGTTATTGAACATAGTCAAGACGCTCCTGGAATGAAATCTGAAGTTCCTGTTGAACGCAGAAAGAACCTTGTGCGGCATTTATTCGAAGGTTACTACGAAGACGTCGATAGGCCAGTAGTATTCAATACAAATAGAGCATGGACATACCTAACAAATGTTACTCGTGATCTCTATCCAAAATCAAAATACATAGTTTGTGTAAGGGATTTGAATTGGGTAATAGACAGCTTTGAGTCTGCCCATCGCAGAAATCCATTCTCCACAAACACGGTGACTGGTGGCGTAGGAAGTTCAGTGTATCAACGAGTAGATAGTCTTATGAAGGAAGACGGGGTTGTAGGTTTTCCATACGTTGGAATTAAGCAGGCTCTTACTGGTCATGATCAGCCACTTCTGTTCTTATTAGAATACGACTTGTTGTGCAAGCAGCCAAAAGAAATGATGAAAGCTCTTTACAACTTCATAGAAGAACCTTATTTTGAACATGATTTTAATAATGTAGAAGCTTCTTGGGATGAGTACGACGCAGAGATTGGTATTAAACTTCACGACGTTCGTAAGAAAGTTGAATTCCGCGAAAGAAAGTTTATACTTCCACCAGATATCCTTAATAAGCACGCAAATATGGAATTTTGGCGACAACTATGACTATAATAAAAAGAGAAGATGGTTTATATTGGCCAGAAATCGATGTCGATTCTTGCTATACATGGACTAATGTTGAATTATACACCGTAGATTCAATAGTAGGATCTCTTAAGAATAAGCGCACAATAATTCACGCGGGTGGAAACGTTGGAGCATACACTTTAAAATTTGCCGAAGCATTCGAGACAGTTTATGTGTTTGAACCGGATGTTACAAACTTCAAGTGTCTATGCATGAATACTGCAGATCATGAAAACGTATTTCAGTTTAGAGCAGCACTAGGTAGTAAGGCATCGCAAGTTTCTATCACTAATGACACTCCAGAAAATTGCGGTACGTTTCGTGTAAAGGAAGATGGAAACATTCCTGTAATAACGATAGACAGTCTTGGATTGACAGACATAGATTGTATACATTTAGATGTTGAAGGTTACGAAATGAATGCATTACTCGGAGCAGAGAACACTATAAAACTGCATCGTCCATTAATTGTAGTAGAATGGCTGGATCACGGTAAAAATTATGGTTGGGATAAAAAAGATATTATGAACTTTCTGCTTGATATGGGATATAATCAAATGAAACAAATCGGTTCTGATATGATGTTTAAAAATGAAAATTGATATATTTTTACGAACTTGCGACGTCACAAACGTTCATACTGATTGGCGAGTTAGATACCACGGAATTGAAAAATCAGATCTTATTGTAGGATGTGTATCATCTTTAGTAAACGCAATAAATAATACTAAAGGAATGGATATTAATCTGACGGTTCTCGACGATCATTCTTCAGAAGATACGGTTCAAAGAATCAAAGAGATCATTCAGAAAGTAGAAAATTCTAAACTAATACAACTCGATCAAAGTGGATACAATCATTCTGCTCATCAGCAGTGGATCCTTTGTAGGGATAGCAATTCGGACTTAGTGTATTCTGTTGAAGACGACTATCTTCACTGCCCCTCGGCAATACAGGAAATGGTTGACTCGTTTTATATGTTTTGCGATAGATTGAAACGAGAAGACATAGTGATATATCCATTCGACGAGCCGTCTGAATACGATCCTCCTGCTAGAACAGACTTCATAGTCCATGGCTCTGCTCGTCACTGGAGAACTGGAATATTTACAACAAACGTCATGATGACTACTCCAAAAATGTTTCGTGACAACTGGGAACTTTTCGAGGTTCTTGCTCTTAAGTATAACGGTGACTATCTTAATCCGAGAACGGAACACTACGAAGAGTCAAATACGATCTGGAAGATATGGCAGAGCAACAAAGCGATTAGATTCAATCCGATCCCAAGTCTTGCATTACATATGCAATTTGAGCAACAGAAAGATCCTTTTATAGAATGGCAACAATGGTGGAAAGATTACGCAAAATGAACACTACATTTATTATTAACGGCGGTGCAGGAAGAGTAATTGCAGCGATACCTGCATTAGAAAAATTTCATAGACTAAATCCAAAGAATGATTTTAGAGTAATCGTTCACGGGTGGCAAGACTTATATTGGAGCCATCCTATTCTTCAACCAAGAACGATAGGAATTCATCAAAAGAATATCTTTGAAGAGTACGTAAAGAATTATAATCTAGTGTGCCCAGAACCTTATTATATACACGACTACTACAATCAAAAGATATCACTAGCTGAAGCATTTGACCGTCAAATAAATAATACGACGGATCATAAGGATCTCGAAAAGCCTAACCTATACATCAGCACCTATGAGCGTACATCTGTTCAGAGAATTGTTGAAGAGTTTAAGCAGATACATAAGAAGAATAAAGTAGTGGTATTTCAGCCTTATGGAAGTACTATGACGATTTCAAACAATAGACCATACGATATTTCAAACAGAAGTTTAGATGTCGATGACTACTTAAAGATCGGAAAGTTTTTAAACGATAAAGACTGTCTAATCTTCTTCTTTGGTAACAGAGAACTCAAACATCCTGGAGATAACTTTAGCGCGGATCTAACTAACTTTAATCCTGAACTAAGAATGTACATGGCTCTAATAAGCGAGTGTGATTATTTCGTAGGATGCGATAGCGTAGGTCAACATATGGCTAGAGCTTTTGATAAACCCGGATCTGTGTTTATGGGTAGTACGTTTGAAAAGAACGTAAGTTATCCTGACCATTTTAAATTCTTTAGAAAACAGGGACAAGATCCAGTTTACAGTCCGATTCGCCTTGGTGGAGTAGAATCGGACTTCACGGACAGATTGAATGACGGAATCATGAATTTTTCTGCGAACGAAATTAACGAGTCCTGCCAAGTAATACTTAAAGACATATATGACGAATAATTGGAGAATCTATGAGTAACACAAATTTTTCTGTAAATCGTTCTGTAATTAATTATATCCACGCAAGAGACTACTTTCCGAAAGATGAAGTAGAACAACTTCGGCCTCTTGTGCAAGATGTGCATTGGGTAGATAAAAAGTTTGGTAAAGAGATGGAGCATTTCAATCTCATCTTCAACGACATCGATCTTGTAATCGGTAAGATGGTTGGCGACATAGTTGAGATAGATAGAGCAGCGTCAGGAACCCTTCGTAGAACAATACACGAAGTAATACACTTCGAAGATTTTGCAGACTTAAACGACTGGAGATTCGTCGTTTCACTCGAAGAAAATGAATTTAAGACATATATACACAAAGATGGATATAAGAGTGTTCTTGATTTTATTAAAGATGAAGAGAGTCAAGATAAAGAACTCGACTATCTTAATAATGACGAATGGGAAGTAGAGACATCAATAAAAATGAAACCAAACGATGTCTTATTCTATCGCCCATGGATCTTTCATTCATTTCAAGACGGCATACTTCACTACTACAAATTAAAAGTATTGTAAGTGCATAATGTCTATTAACGTTTATGTGGTTACTTCAACTATAGTTACAGGAATTGGCCACATAGATCCGCAGACTAGATTTTATGAAACTATCGAAACAATTAAGAGTATAAGAAAACAAGACAAAGATTCATATGTTATATTAATAGATAACTCTTTGTCTAAGTTGCCGGATGCTGAAGAGAATTTAATATCGAGTATGGCTGACTATTACCTATACGTCGGAGATAGAAAGCAATGTATAGAATTCAACAAGAACGGAGTTCGTTCTGCCGGCGAAGCGTTTATTCTTTTAGTATCCTTTGATGTTATTCGTAACGAAATTAGAAACGAAGTAAATAGAATATTCAAGGTGTCCGGAAGATACAGACTTACAGAAAGTTTTGATCCGTTAGAGTACGACTCATTCAAAGGAAAATACTGTTTTAAGTCAAGAGAAGAAAACATGAGACACGATGAAACCGCGTGTTTCTTACATACACGCCTTTGGTCCTTTTGTTACACTTTATTAGATGACGCTAATGACTTATTAAGAAAGTCTCTTAAGACGATTTTTGAAAAAAATGTTAACATAGAAGAAGCCATGTTCGTTAACATAAATAAAAACTTGATAGCAGAAAAAGATATATTGCATTGTGAAGGTATGCTTGCTATGTGGAATGAAAAGGTATCAGAATGAAAGTATTCATAAACGGAACTTTTGATATACTGCATCCTGGTCACATGCGGCTTATCACTTTTGCCTCAAACTACGGAGACTATCTAAAGATCGGCATAGACTCAGATAGTAGAGTTAAAAAACTAAAGGGCGCATCTCGACCAATCAATAACCAAGATACGAGAGCAACTATGCTTTTTCATGTGAAAGGCGTTGACGAAATTTCTATCTTTGACAGTGAAGAAGAACTGATAAATATTATCAGAGAGTATGAACCGGACTATATGGTTGTCGGTTCTGACTACAGAAATAAAAAAGTGATAGGCAGCGAGTATGCAAAGAAACTGATATTCTTTGATAGAATAGAAGAATACTCTTCGACTCGAGTGATAGAAAAGATAAGAGATGAACGTACACTATGCGCTGCAAACTTGTGATATCGCGTCAAACCAGGTAACCAAGAGATACTGCTGTGACACGAAACACGAGCTTATTCGAAAGTGCGTGTCTTCTTTCTTTCAATCAGTTCACGAAGCAGCCAAAAGAGATAGATCTATTAATCATCGCATAGCAATATTCGACGATCATTCTACGCAAGAAACAGTTTACTTTATTCAAGAATGTGTTAAAATATATTCAAAAGAAAACGTTCAGGTTGAGCTGTATCATCTAGAAAACTTAGGCATAATGAATTCGATCCGCTCTTGCTACGAATGGCTATTGAGTAATGGAACGGATTTAGTATACCAAGTTCAAGACGATTATCTTTTTGAAAAATCTGCGATAACCGAGGTCATTGATACATACTTTAGGATGCTGATTGAGACAAACACGCAACCAATCGTAACACCCTATAATGCGCCGTATCTTTGGTCTGCCGTATATCGAAACAGTACTACTCCGAGAACGATCTTTATGGGAGAGAAGAGATACTGGATTCAGATATACGACGTGTCTTGTTCGTTTTTAACGAGTCATCAAAATTTCATAAATAATAGTGATATACTCGAGAAGTTCTTAAATCTGGATCCTCGAGATCCTGAACTTGAAAAGATCTCTCTCAATAAGATAATGGTAGAAAGAGGTTGTCTCGCAGTATGTCCGTTTGAAAGCATTGCTCTGCATATGCAAGGTGAATACGAGCGTGATCCGTATGTTGATTGGAAATTATTATGGGACTCTATAGATGAAGATATTATTACTAGGTGACAGCTGTTATGATTACTATCACTACGGTGAAGTAAACCGTATTAGTCCAGAAGCTCCTATTCCGATCTTTGATCACGTATACACCAAGAAGAAACTTGGCATGATGTCAAACGTTCTTGAGAACTTTCGTTCTCTTGGAGTAAATCCTGACTATCAGACGTATTTCTTTGAGAATAAGAATCGTTATATAGATGTAAAATCAAAACAACAGTTGCTTCGTGTAGATCAAAGGATTGAAGAAGAGGGTATTGATACTATCATATATGATGGCGTTCAGTTTAATGAATACGATGCAATCGTTATCTCTGACTATGATAAGGGATTCGTTAGTTATGACGACATTAAGCGGATACGTCAAGAGTTCAAAGGTCCTGTCTTTATAGATACCAAAAAGAAGTACCTCGCAGATATAGGCAACTGCTTTGTTAAGATTAACCAATACGAACACAAGAACTTAATTTCAGAGCCAAAACCAGAAAACCTTATCGTCACTCGCGGCGATGATGGCGCGGTATGGAATAATGTATTATACTTCTCACCAAGAGTAGAAGCACATGATGTATGCGGCGCCGGAGACACATTCCTTGCAGCCCTCGTGTTTGAATACCTTCGTAAGGACTGCGATATGGAATCGGCAATATTATTCGCAATGAAAGCAGCGGCAGTTACTGTTCAGAAGATCGGTGTATATGCGCCAACTTTAAAAGAGATAGAAGGATAACATATAATGCGTTATAATGTGATTAATCATTTAGCCGCGGCTTACTATGACAATAATTGTTCATATCTTGAGATTGGAGTAGAGCACCCCGAAAATTGTTTTAATCTCATAAACGCATCGAAAAAATGTTCTGTCGATCCGCAAAAGACAAGACCAGAAGTTCATATTGACTATCAAATGACTTCTGACGAATTCTTTGAGAAGTTGCGTAATAAGAAGACTGAGTTTGAACCCGATCACAAGTGGGACATCATCTTTATAGACGGCCTTCACTTAGCAGATCAAGTATATCGTGACATACAAAATGCGATTAATCACTGTAAAGGATTTGTAGTTTTACACGACTGTGGTCCAGAAAATTTTTATAATGCGCATTCTGACTATAAATTTTTCAAAGAAAACGGCGGAGCGTGGTGTGGAACCACATGGAAAGCTTTCTATAAGTTTAGGACTGAAACATACCTAAAGACTTATACCGTCGACATAGATTATGGAATTGGAGTCATAGAGATGAACTCTGAGGGAACACCAATAAAGCTAGATAATCCGTGGTTTGAATATGGAAAGTTTAAAAACAACATGACTCTAGACTTAGGCTTAATTACACCTATTCAATTTATAAATGATCATCCTATTAAGGAGTAGTGAAATGACAAGACTTAACGGATTTGTAGAAAAGGGTTGGGGCCACGAACTTATTTGGGCCACTAACGATAAGTATTGTGGAAAGCTTCTAAACTTTAATGCTGGCGCAAAGTTTTCAATGCATTTTCACAGAGAAAAAGACGAGACTTGGTATGTGCTATCTGGAGAATTTATAGTTCATTGGATAGATACAGAAAACGCTAAGAGACATTCTTTAGTACTTACTACCGGATCAACTTGGAGAAATACACCGCTTCAACCCCATCAGATAGAATGTCTCCAAGAAGGTACTATTATTGAAGTTTCAACGCCGGATTCTGTAGAGGATAATTACAGAATAATGCCGGGCGACAGTCAAAAGGAAGTTACATTATGAAAAGAATATTGATTACTGGCGGAGCCGGATTTATTGCTCACCACCTAGTATGTAAAGTGCTCAGAGAGACAGACTGGGAGATCGTTACTCTCGATAGATTGGACTACAGCGGCAATCTTAATCGCCTCCACGACTCACTACAAGAGTTCGACAGTGAAACGCGCAAGAGAGTAAGCGTGGTGTTTCACGACCTTAAAGCTGATATGAACCCGCTCGTTCGTTCAGAAGTAGGAACTGTAAACTACATCGCTCACCTCGCGGCAGGATCGCACGTGGATCGTTCAATCGACTATCCGATGGAGTTCGTTCTCGATAACGTAGTTGGAACGTGTAATATACTCGAGTTTGCAAGATCGCAGAAGAGTAACCTTGAGAGATTTATATACTTCAGTACGGATGAAGTCTTTGGTCCTGCGCCTGATGGAATTAAGTATGGTGAAAACGATCGCTATAACTCTACTAATCCTTATAGTGCGTCAAAAGCAGGCGGAGAAGAACTTGCCGTTGCGTATGAGAACACATACGGTCTTCCGATCTATATCACTCATACCATGAATGTCTTCGGTCAGAGACAACATCCAGAGAAGTACATACCAATGTGCATTAAGCGAGCTCGTGATGGTGAGAAGATTACAATCCACAGCGATAGAACAAAAACGATCCCAGGATCCCGTCACTATATTCATGCAGAAGACGTTGCTGACGCTGTTCTATTCCTTCTTAAGAACCAATTCGATTTAAAGACAGAATGGGGTGGAGCTAAGTGTCCTAAATTTAACATCGTCGGCGCAGAAGAGATCAATAACTATGAACTCGCAAAGATCATTGCCGATGCACAGGGTAAGGAACTCAACTACGAGTTTGTTGACTTCCACTCGAGCCGCCCAGGTCACGACCTTCGTTATGCTCTAGATGGAAGCAAGATGAAGAATCTTGGATGGGAACCTGCTACATCAGTTCGTGAGAGAATTGCAGAAGTAGTGAAGTGGACTCTAGAAAATGAGAGATGGCTAAAGACATGAAAGTACTCGTTACAGGAACAAACGGATTTATAGGTCAGAACCTAATCAAAAAATTACCATCTGATTGGGAGTTGGTTAAGTTTGATATTAAGGACTATCCAGACACGCGTCCAAAGTATCTAGATTTTAGCAATCTTGACTGGGTAATCCACCTCGGAGCTCTAAGCTCAACCACTGAGAAGGATGCTAGAAGAGTGATGGACCTAAACCTTGCGTGGTCCATCGAACTCGCAGAAGAATGCGAGAAACATAATGTGAATTTGCAATGGTCTTCGTCCGCATCTGTCTACGGAAACAAGTATAAGTGTCCGGTTGACGAGAGCAAAACTGTGTATCCTCTCAATCTATACGCAATGAGTAAGTATTTCTTCGAAGAGTATATGAGATCAAAAGCTCATAAATTTATATGGCAAGGATTTCGTTACTTCAATGTATACGGCCCGTGCGAAGATCATAAAGGATCTCAGGCCAGTCCGTATAATCAATTCGCGAGACAAGCTCGCGAGACTGGCGTCATTCGAGTGTTTGAAGGTTCTGAAAACTATAAGAGAGACTTCATACACGTTGATCGTGTAGTAGACGTACATCTTAAAATGATTGAGAAGAAAGAGAGTGGTATCTTTAACCTAGGCTCAGGATCTACTCGCAGCTTTCTTGACGTTGCGAGAGACGTCGCTCTTATGTACAATGCTAGTATAGAGACAATACCATTTCCTGATCATCTGAGATCTCACTATCAGGAGTATACTCATGCGGACATGTACAAATTAAATATGCTTCTCTAATTCTATTATCCTTATCCGATAAATCTCATTATATCTGAATTATTGAAAATGTCAACTAAAATAATAGGCATACACTCTTTTATAAATAGAAACAAAAAAGAGTGTATGCCAAATGACGACTATAGCAAACCTATACGTAGACCAAGGCGTCGATTATTCGATTGACCTATTTCTCACCACAACCGCCGGTGAAGAGTATGACGCTTCGAATAAATCATTTTACTGTAACATAAAGAAATTATATTCTTCTTCAATTTCCGCAAACGCTGAGATCGCTAGTTTTCTTAGCGCGAATACTGGTATGATAGAATTATACATTTCACCAGAAACATCCGAAGCTCTCGATCCTGGTAAGTATACATATGATATAATCATGATGAGTCAAGGCGGAACTCGAGTTAAAGTTTTAGAAGGTCTTATGTTTATCTTGCCAACGGTCACAAGGGTATAAGACATGTCGGAAACGGTAAGAGTTACGGTTGGAAGTGAAAGACTAAGAGTTAATGCCGTTGTTGGCAACGAAAAACCTAGAGTTTTTACAAACCAGACAAACTTAATAGTAAGAAGACTTAGAGATCTGGCAGATGTAGATATGAATACAAATGCTGACGGTTCTATTTTGGTTTACGACTCTGCTTTACAGAAATTTATCGCAACAACAACACTCAGCGAGCAG